GCGTGGACGGCGTCTTGGTGCTATCTCTTTGAGATACATGCGGACGGCTTCAAGTATCAACATGTGCTTGGCATAGTTAGGATCAGTGTGCCAACTATTGAAAGCGCCTTCGCTGATGATGCTGTTCTTGATTATCTCACTGCTCTCTCCAAGGGCACGTATCTCGTCGATGCTGCTGCTATCGAATGAGAGTTTGGTGCCATGTACATGTTGCAGCGTGTGCAGTATCTGATTCAATCTGTGATCTGCGCTTGTCGTTACGTCGTTGACGAACATGGTGATCCTCTCTGGGCACAGGGCCTTTGATGCATGATTTGCTGGTATTTATTTAGTGCCTGCGCTGATGATTTACAGGCTAAAGCTGGCCCCACAACCGCAGGTGCTGGCAGCTTCTGGTATGTTGATCACGAACATACTACCTGCGAGATCGCTCACGTAATCTACTATGGCATTGTCCAGTAGATCATGGCTCGTGGGATCGATCAGTATCTTACCATCAGCAGTTGATAGGACGATGTCATCATCTGCAGGTTCGTCTGACCAAGAGAACACCTTCTCAAAACCATTGCATCCTCCGGCTAGTATCTCTATCCTCGGATAGCCTGATTTGCTAGACTGCAGACGATCGAATTGCGCTCTAGCCCTAGCTGTTATCATGACTGGCATGTTATGATCCTTGATGCTGTTGTTGAGGGAATAGCCCGCGCACGAATGGTGGCCAATTGGCCGCTCTCTTTTTGAGGTCAAACACCACAGCAGGTTCCAGTCCCAATCTGCTCCTGGTTATATCAATCAAGAATATCAAACGGCGATCCGCTGTGAGGTTATGCACGCTGTGCGTGTATCTGCCATCGAATCCATAGATGTCAGACCAATCTATGGTATGACCCTCGATCTCCATGAAAACATCACCCTTGGGTATCAAGAGAGGCACGTGTATGCGCAAGAGCTTACCGGTTCCGTGCTCACCGTCCTCATGTCTACCTATGACAGAATTTGGTTCTATGCTACTGTAGGTGGCTAATGGACAGTCATCACCGAGCCAATCAACTATGCTGCAAGCAGTGGGAAACCGATCGCGCACCGCTGGATCCTTGTATTGGCTATGGAACTCGCCGTGTTCTTCCCAGCTGTATCTGAGCGTATCCACTTGCCATGCGCCGCGCACAGATAGTAGGTTGCTGATATCATTACCTTGGACTGGATTATCGTAAGGCACGCCTCGGCTGAAAGCAGTTTGATAGTCTGTGTGATAGGCGAGGAATTCATCTCTGAGCTTTGGTGCTGCTTCAAGCAGGCGTTGACCTACCTCGCCTAATTCCTGCTTCAACCAATAGTATTTCCGTGCCATTGGCAGAAAATCCTATCTATCCAAGACCTTCTTGATGTCTTGCTTTGCACGCATGGCCTCGTCAATGCTCTTTTGATAGCGAGATTCCAGCACATCGCTGCGGAAGGGATCACCGGACTTCTCAGCCCTGCGCATGTGTATCTTAGCCGTCATGGCATCCACACGGTGACCAGTGTAACGCTCATCGATCTCGAAAAGGGTTCGTATGCGTTGATCGTTGACATAGGCATTGTTATTCAGCAACTTAACCACTGCCAAGGCAACTTCATACAGGGTTATGTCATTGGCTATGACAGTGTTAGATCCGGTGTGCTCGATGCGATAGTATTGCTTGCCAGCAAGCCTTCTCTCGTTCATCATCACTTCGATCTTGTATTCCCCAACCTTGACACCATCTGATGTCCTAGTTGTGTGCATGGCCATCCTGGCTTCAGCATCGCCACTATTCTCTAGCATGACCTGCTGTGTTACTTTGTTGAGCTTGCCCAACACATCAGCCATGGCATTGATCTCACGCTGTGTGACCACTCCAGGTCCACCAACTTCTTCTGTCTCCATGACAGTTTGGCGAGCGGCAGGGGCTGCAGCTGACGCAGTAGGTGCTTCTCCGTTCATCACGGCAAGCAATCTCGCCATAGCATCCTTTTCTTCTGGGGTCACATAGCTCATATCATCTCTCCACGTATTCTACATCATTGTAGGTGTAGCAGAGCTTTCCATCAATATTCGTCCTATCCAGGACGCCTCTGAACACCAATCTACGGGCCAATTCTGCCTGCTGTTCATTCATTTCTCGCTTGGGCAACGGACCGTCGTGTCCGCGCACCATCTCCAATACCAAGAGTTCGTCATTGCTGACAGGCACCATCAGCCCACCAGTGATCTCCATGAATTTCATTCTGCGGTTGATCCTGCTGTCGCTGCAGTACCAGTGGACTGTCCCTGCGCCTTGGTGGCGATATCGCCAGCTACCTTGATGGCATTAGCTCCCATTGGACCAAGCGCTGCTATCGTCTTGGCTAACGCCTGTCCATCCACCGTTTGGGGAGGCGAGTCTGACATGCTCTTGGCAATGCTAGCTAATAGTGCCCCAGCTGCATATATGCGTGCAGCTTCTGGGCTGTTCTTGTAATCTGGCATGTTCTGAGCGCTGACTGCTAGCTTTCCTAAAACGTCGTCAGCTTCCTCTTCGAAGAGCGCAGCTTCGTTGATCTGTTGGTCTTCTGCCATCACAGCACCGCTGTGTTCAAGCCCAGCTAATTGCAACATGCGGTTTATCGCAGGCATGGCCATCACTCCGCCCAGCACGCCCTCTTCGATCTTGTTATTGCTCATTTCTCAATCCTATCTGGTTCCTTGTAACCTATGAAATTATCATTTGGTTTTGGCCCATAGCGAGGTGAGCGTATGGGAAACATTGGTTTTTCCATCTTGGGCAGCTCTCGATTCGCAGCCGAGACCAGCACCTTGCGCAGCTGGCCATCCTTGCTGACCCAAGCTGTCTTTACCTGCAGGGCTTCTGCGAAAACTTCATCTAACAACATGTCGCACCTCGGTGATATTTATAGGCGTATAGGCAAGGAAGGGCGCCCAGAGGCGCCCTTCGATAGTCTTTGTTGACCCAGCGTCTATTAGACGAGGTTCGTACCAGCAAGCATCGTGCTCATTGCAACGAGCGTGTTGGTGTTGGTTGCACTGCTGGTGCTCCAGGTGCTGGTATATGGGTTAACAGTCATGTTCGTGCTGTTATAGTACTGGTTGGCTGTCTGGGTTGAACCGTTGAGGACCTGTGCGCTCTGGGTATCGTAAGCGAGCAAGCCATCGAGGCCACCGTACAGCGTGTTGCTGCTGGTGATCAGATAACCGTTCTGATTGGTGTTGTCTGCACCAGTGCTGAAGTTGCCTTGGCCGTAGATTTCCCATTCGTTATTGCGCTCTGTGCTGATGTTCACGATGGTGATGGTCTTGCCAGTGGTGTATGCACTACCGAAGACGTTTCCGCCAGCGTTATCTTCGTAGCCAGCCTGTGCGAAGTACACGCTGGTGTGTGCGTTGATTGCTGCACCGTTGATGCTGCTTGGCAGGATCTTGATGCCGATCTGCACAGGATTGCCACGATAGCTGAAGGTGTTCAGCAAGTTCGTGAAGTTCTGTTGCTGATAGAAAGCATCGAGGTAGGTGTTGAGGCTGCTGTAGGTTACAGCTGTGCCAGCGCCGTTGGTCACTGTGACGTTGGTCCATGTGCCAAGGGTAGCGTAGGTCTGGTAGCCAGGGAGGTCAACAACTGGTGTGTCGACATTGGTCTGTGCAACCGGAACGATAGTTGCGAACGAGAACCATTGTGGCTGTCCACTGAGGAACGAACCAGCTCCGCCGTTGCCGTTTACTTGATCGGTCATTTTGTCTCTCCTTAAGAGTTATGCAAAACTGCTTTGCGGAGATATTTATGCCTGCAGCCGTTTCAGCGCTTCTTTGATGCTCTCTTGCGCTTGGTTGGCTGCTCGGCAGGTATATAACCAAATAGGCTAGGTCGACGATTGATCGCGCCCATGGGATTGGCTATGCTGGCTATGCTACCAGCTGCTGTTGCACCGCCACTGGCTGATTCGATGATATCCTTGATCTTGGCATCATTGGCAGCGATATCGCGATACTTCATTTCTCAATCCTTTTTCATGAAATGTGGTCGATCAACGAATTTGATCTTACCACTTGGTGTGTCAGCCACATATCCTTCGTGGCCTGGGATATCTCTCAGTACAGCACCGACCCCACCGGTGCCAATGACCTGACGATCTATGTCTTTCTTGATTAGATCCTTGAGCTTGAGCAACTGATTGGCCACTGCCCATGTAGCCGAATAACCAACCTTGTGGTCATTTATCCATTTAAGCATGTTAGCGCGTTTGCGGTCAGTGATATTGGTCGTTGGATCCTGTATCCATTTGACGAATCCCTGTGGCGCGTCATCCAAACCGATCGTACCAGTATTTGCTCGCTTGGCGACATAGGATTTCAAGCGATCTGGTAGATCTGTTATCCCATTCTGAGACAGAGCAGTGGGATTGAGGAACTCATCTATACCTGCTGCTGATTTCTTTATCAATGCCTGCATCGTTTGCATCAGCTTAGGACTGAGGTGAGTGTGCTGCAGTTCTTTGATCTCTGGTCCCATCACCACGAGATTGGGGTTATCTATCAACCCCATCTGATTGATATCTCCTATGGCGCGGCCTTCTTCATCGGCTCTGTCATCGTAGATGGTGTGCAGCGTCAATCCAGCTTGGCTACGTCCGATGCGTTGTCCCAGGGGACTATCAACCGGAATGCTATAGCTTATCTTGTTGGGTCTGAAAACGTAATTGCCATCGACTACCTCTGGCACGCCATTCCAGAGCAGATCGGCCTGTAGATAGCCAGAGAAATCCTTGGGTAGTATGCGTTGCAGCTGCGGCCATAGGCTGGCGATGCTGGCAGCATAATCCTGTCTGCTGGGGTCATTGGGCTTGCGCATGAACAACATGTTGTTGAGTTCAGCTGCGCTGCGCGGAGTGCCAGTGGGTTTCATGTTACTGAAACCTGATTTGTCAGTCAGCGTGTAGCCTTGATCATCGCGCCCAAATATCAATGCAGGACTGCCATCCCATTTGATCGTCACGGTATGTGGCATCTTGGCTGCCTGAGACATGGCATTCAACGCCTTGCTTGCACCTGCTGAGCGTTCGTCAAAAACCAGATCCTCTGGATGATCTATCCTGGCCTTGGCCTCGGATATCATCCAACGTTCTGGTATCATGATGTCTAGATGTCTCATAGGATGCCCTGTGCCATCAATCCTGCGTACTGCCTGGCCAACGCCGGATAATTGGCATCATCAGGCATGACGAATGAGCCATCTTTTCGTGGTATCGGTTGACCCGGCTGCCAAACCGGCACTGGTACTCCCGGTTCTCCTGTCGCCGCTTTGGTGGTGGTCGCGGTCGTAGTCTGGGCAGGCTTCTTACTGACACGTTTCAGCCTATTCTTCTCGTATAATCTATAGGTTGCTGCCTGCGCAAATCGCTTGAGCAATGCTTTGGCGATATCAGAAGTCAATGGCTGGCCCTTGACCTTGAAGATGTCTCGCAATCGCAGATCACTGTTCAGTTTATCTGGAGGTAGCTTGAGCTGGCCAACGCCTGGAAGATTCTTGATGACCCAATCTATGTCATCTTCATCGAGTCCCATGGGTCCGTGCATGAAAGTGTGTATCGCACGCAACGGAACCTGTTCTAGGGTATCAAGAGTTATCGGTTCACCGGTTTCGTCTGGATATCTCAACGCAGTGCGTATCAACACACCTAGATTGTGCGCGATGGATTCATTGGTGTCTCTAGCCGTGGCTTTAGCTGATTTGACAGTAGGGTCGGTGAGTTCGCTCCATTTGCTGCCCAACCAATCCTTGATGCTTTCATTGGCTAGATTCTCATAGCGCATCACTTTTGCCCCTTGATATCGCGTATCTTGCGCAGGAATTTGCGATTATCCTCGCTTATAATGCTGCGATGCAGACGCTTGATGAGATCGTTAGCCGTTTCGTCATCATAGGATTCTCGTATCAGTTGCACCAGATTGACAGCACTGGCTATGATATGGCTAGCCCTGCTCTCTATCACACTATGCTTGCTCTTAGCCGGGACGAATTTGTCCAATTCGTCAATGAAGCTGTTAAACCTATCGGCCATGGTATCCTCGCCTAATCCATTTATTTAGCGACCGCACCGCCAAAGATAAATACCTTATCAAACCTATGGAACTATCATGAGTGATGTCGATCAGATCATAAGCATACGCAAGATACTCTCGAATATCTGGGAAGCAGATGAGATGCCAGCAGCTCCTCCGAGCGACGAGCCTGCAGCCGAACCTGCTGAACAACCAGCGATCGACCAACCCGAGCTTGACAGAGATGTTGACGATGTCATGACCACACCTCGCACTGCCAGCCCGGACGACGAGGCCATAGCAACTGTCGCCGATGATCTGGGAGTAGAGGATACCACTGCATTCGTCAAGGCATTTGATGCCATGCGGTCTGGTGCCAGCACATCTGAGGTAGACAGCACAGTTCTAGCATCCGCATTTGAAAGATTGATGAGTGCAGATACCAGCACAGTACAGAAGACAATCAATCGGCTGCGTGACATATATGATAGGCCAGTAGGCGCTCAATCAACGTCTGATTAAGTTACGCAAACTGCTGAGATCCGACATGCTCTTGGTGGCATCTGGCACAGGACGACTGGCTGCCGGAGTATCATTGCCAGCCGACGAATTCTTCCTGCGTAGATCATTGAACACATCGGCACCAGCAGCACCGCCGCCCTGTAGCATGGCCTGTTGATCATCATCGAGATCAAAGATCTTCAGAGTGTTCTGATCAAATCCAAGATAGACCTTGCTGCCCACACCGCTCGAGCTACGCGTCTTGAGGAACTGCACCTGATATTGTCCACGCTCTTTCATGGCAGCACTTGCAAAGATGGATATCACATTATCTGCGGTCTGGATCTTGCTGATACCACCTGCGATCATGCTGTGATCGTGTTCCTGTTCCTGCGTCGCAGATCTATTCAACTGAGATGCCGTGACACACACCATGTTGCGTTCCACAGCCAATCCGCGCAGCTCTTCAGTCACGAACTTGTCCTTGATGAATAGATCGCTGGGATTCACCTGTTTGTTATTGGGATACAACAGATCCAGATAGTCCACTACCAACACATCACATTTCTTCTGCGTCTCAATCTCATAGTTCTTGAGATAGGCTTTGATGTCGTTGACTGTGCTGCCCTGCGGCAGCTGTCGCACATGCAATAATCCGCTCTTGCGCTGTGCCGCCTTGACTTTCAACTCAACTATGTCGAGATTGCGGAAGATCTCTTTGCTACCCACTTCAGTCAGCATGCTATCCATGCGCATGCTAGTCAGTTCTTCTGATAGCTCAAGCGTGATATACACTGCATTGAGTCCCTGCTTGACCATGTTGAGACTCATGTTCTGCAGGAACAGAGACTTGCCAACGCCGGAACCTGCACACCAGATGGTTATCTCACCTCTGTTGATACCGCCGTACAGCTTGTCATCCACGGTCTTCCATCCAGTGGTGACCTGGCCATTCTTGTCCTTGATCTTCAGCAACCTCGCACGCGGATCTTCAAAATAGTTTGTGCCTAGATCGCTCTGCAAACCAACCAGAATAGCTTCCCTGACTAGCTTCTCCACTTCGCCGTAGTTGCCCTTGTCGATCAGTTCTGCGGATGACAGCACTGCATCAGCCAGCGCACGATTCTTGCAGAATTCCTCGATCTCATCTAGGAATGCCTCGGTATGCATGTCACTGATGTCATCTATCTTGGCAAAATCCAATCCAGTCTCGGCATTGACCTGCTCTATCTTGGGCAACACGTGATAGTCTTCAGCATGCTTCTGCATGAAGCGCACTGCCGGGCGCAGCTTGTTCACGAAATACTTGCTTTGGATTATGTTGGCACAGCGTGTGTAGATATCATCGCTGCTCAGCAGAACGCTCAGCAGTAGCTTCTGCTTCTCCTCACCATATTCCTTCTGTACCGCTTGTTCAGTTTGCTTGACCATCACCCATCCGTATCACATCTTCATCATTGCAGTCGTCGCCATACTGCACTTCGATCATGCGCAGCTCGTCATCGGTATCGTTGCTGACCTGATGCCACTGCGACTTGCTGACCCATAGCTGTTGATGCCTACCAAACACACCCATGAGCTCATAATCGCTGCTGCTATCTAGTGTATGCACTTTCGCCTGTCCATGCAACACGAACCATAGTTCGCTGCGCTTGTCATGTTTCTGCAGTGTCATCTGCGTGTGTGGTTGCATCACGACCAATCGAACCCTGCTATCCTGTGCTTCTTGGTGCAGCAATTCATAATGTCCCCAAGGTCTCTCAATCTTGCTCAACGCAGCCTTCTCCTCTTGACACCTATCTCTATAGCACTAGTTGTACGGCTTTCTATGGCACTTCTCAAAGTATAGAGTTTGCCATATCTGCAGCTGGCATCCGCTGCATCCTTGACATCGGCTTCCCAGTCAGGGAAACTCACGCTCCAACCTTGATCGACAGCGACATCTATCAGCCCTTGGTTACCAGCGGTCCTATCCGGCAACACTATGATCTCCTTGCCACAACTGCGTAACCAACTCAGCTGCTGCTTGCTCAGCGTGCTGCCTAACGCAGCAACACCGTCAATGGCTATGGCATCAAATGGACCTTCAGTCAGTATCGCGTAACGACGGTTTGGTTTGTCCAGAGATTCGCAGTTGAACAGATAGCCAGCTTGCAGCTCACTGTTGTAATATCTCGGCGTGCCGCTGGGAGGTTTTCCGCAGTATCTAGCTGTCCAGCCAACTATCCTATCCCTGTAATAGAATGGTATTATGATGCGATTGTTGAGATTCCATTTGGTGCTAGCGCTCCAATGATAGTCCCAACCATCTGCTATCGCAGCACCACGTCCATGCAGATACGCGACAGAAGCAGCGAATTCCTCGGTGATCTCATCATCCTCGGCTACCGTTTCTATGGGTCTGGCACCTTCTGGCAACGCCACATCTTTGAACTCTTGCATGAATGCGAGATCTGGTCGTATGGTACCGCTGGTCTTGCCGTCGATCTTGTTTTGCAGCACTTCCAGTTTGATCAGCCCTATGCCTTCAGCAGGAACCCCCATCCAACCCAGTAGATCCTCGAATCGCCTGCTGAGACTCACGTCATCAAACACTGCCTTGAAGCCACAGTTATAGCAATTATAGGCTATGTGTCCATCCTCGAGGAACAGCATGTTGCCGCGCATGCGCGTGTCCCTGCTCTGTCCGCGATGGTGACAGCAGGGTGCATTGAACATCATCCACCCACGAGGACTCTGTCGTCGCTTGTGTGGGAGATACTGTGCTATGAGTTCGTGAATCAGAGCCATGCTACATTATAGCATGAGATCAGCTTTTGTATAGGACCTTTTCGAGGATTCCGTCGTTCACGATGGCAGTGTAATATGCCTCTGGTGGTGCTGGATTCAGTTCGCCGGCATTGCCAACCAAAGGACTCCATATCGGTATGTAACCGAATCTAACCCAATAGTAATTGCCGCTGAAATTGAACAAGGTTGGACCAGGTCCACCGTTGTTGCTGCTGTCAAAGGTGTACATGGGATCTTGACCATTGGTCAATGGCACATAAAACCATTCATTTGGCAACGGCGTTTCCACAGTGAGGCTGGCTTGGATGAAGAATTTGCCATTCCATTTCTGCTGATACACTGCTGCTGTGTGCATGCCGTTGGCTCGCTGGCTCTGTGCATCGCCGGGATATGCACCAGTCAGATACATGATGTCGTCGTTGTTCCCCAGCGGAGTCTGCGTGAACTGGATCTGCAATATCTCAGTGGCAGGTAATTGCGTGCGCAACACGCCATCAAACAACTGGAAGGTTCCTGTCGTATCCTTGTTCAGATCAGTGAAGAACAGAGTCTGTATGTTGTTGACATCAGTGGCCTGCACGACGTAATCATAGTAATTGGCATTCCAATCTTCTATGTCACCAGGATCAAGGACCAATTGTGCCTTGCCCTGCAAGGCCACGAGGCTATTGACCGGTTTGGTCAGCAATATCTCACCGGTGGCCTGATCTTGTATGGTGCAACTCAGGATCAGCCCAGTGAGATTCACTGGGCGGCGCTCATTGTTGCGCACCACGAAGTCAATGGTGTTGGTAACGCCTTTGTATACCTTGGTATCGTATGTGATCATTGGCCAATTGATGTATGATGGGTCACCATCGGTGGTGACCAGCTGGACGTATTCCCTGAATGCGAACAAAAATACTGTTGACATTGGTTCTCGACATTGGTTTCACCGACTGTTTCTATTTATAAATACCTCCAACCGGTTCCCCAAGGATATCATGCCCCAGACAGATGAATTGCTACACGAGAAATTCCCTTTCCTCACTGTGATAACCCATCTGGGAACCGATTACATAGGAATCGTGCAGCATGCTGATCCAACATTCATGCATATCTACGTGATGGACAGCTCCTATAGCGACAGCATGAAGCAGCTGTTCCTCGAGTGCGGAGATACTTGGTGGTGGGAGAGCAACCGACAGATCCCCATCAATCTTTTCATCAGAGAACGATTCTCACCATTCAAGAGATACCTACGCATATTTGCCATGAAAGAGACAGATGTGCGCCAAGGTCCAACCGTGAATCTCAAGGAACTGATGAACAAGCGCGTTAAGAGGCGCACCATCCAACTGGTCAAAGCTGGTTAATCACCCAGCGTCTCTACCGTGATCGTACCCTTGATGCGACCATCTTTGGTCACGCGCAGTTTGGTCGGTTTGCGACGGCGTTCTGCCTTGTCTGCTGTTTCCTTTTCGTCGCTCCATTTTTCGAAACTGCTGTGTGCGAATGCGAACATGGTAGCCTCGCTTTGATCAGCGATGAGAGCGAACGTGGTGATCTCAATCTTGTCATCCTTCTTCTCGAATTCAGACCAAAGGCGATAGGACCCAGAGAATTGTTCCAATGTATCCCAGACTGTTGCGAGATCAATGGGATTGGTCTTTGGACTGCGAAACAGATACCCTGTCTTGAGCTTGGCATCGAATCTGCTCAGCGGGTCGTAGGCGATACCTTGTCCAACTTGCACGCGATCAATGCGTTCACCATCCACCGTGACAGCATCCTTGTCTGGCCATACCAGATAGACATCTTGACCAAACATATCACCGGAAACGTGCCATTTCAGTTTCTTGCGTGCCATTTTATCGCTCTCCAAATTGCTGCATCATGAGCTTACATTAGCATCATCCTTAGATTTTTCAACCAGTAAATTGGCATGCACATACACCAATACAGCATACCCGTGGGCATGCGATTTCTTGAACTCATAGGCTTCGCCGTCCTCTTTCTGCCATATTTCCGAGGAAATGCTGGAAAAACCTCTTGTTTCACAACGCTGTTGCAGGTGTTTCTTGCCCGGACGTATCAGAGCTAGAAGCATTGCTATGTCAGATATGCTCTGCGGTTTGCATCTTGCACAGAGGTCGGCATAGTTGCCAAGATGGAACAGTTTGGCAACGAATTGGTGATCCTGGAAAACGTTCCAATCCAACGGTCTGGACATGAGATCCAAAAGATGCTGCTCATCCCTGACCATCTCATAGACACCCACATTCAGCATGTCGATCTTGAACAATCCGCGCGTCTCTGCAGCTTCATAATCCATGCTGCACAACCCAGTCACTGGGTCAATCGGTGCCAAATGGAAATACACACCAGTGTTATGTTTGGTTATCTTGCCATCGCGTATGATGCTGGCTGGCACATGCGGCATCGCAGCCAATGCCCTGTTCCTATCCGCGAAATCTATGTCAATGTCGCCACGCCCGTGCATCTAAGATATTACCTGCGATTGCGGACACTGTCAAGCTTGTTTTCAGCGACGCTGAATCTGGTACGCAGGCGCGTCATGTTATCGCTGCTGCCTTCAACCATCCTGCGCAATCTAGCGAGTTCATCCTTGGTGGAACGTAGTTCTGCTTCTAACCGATCAACTTTGCGGAACAGCATGGCCACGGGACCCAGAGGCTTTGGAGACTCGGTCTCAGACTCGTCTGCATACATATCAAAATCGTCCATCACAATCCTGCCTTCTTCAACGTATCGCGCACGAATGTCGTGCCTTCGGCATTGGTCTTGAAGCGCGATGACCACTGTGCCACAGGAGCAGTGCTGGCTATCATGCTTATCTGCTCTGGAGTGCAACGTGACAGTGCATCGTCAGCGCTCTTAGCATTATATAGCACCCACGGACTGATGCGTCCGGTCTGTATCCAGCGGGTGAGCTGATTGGTGTTGACCTCACGGAAGAATTCCGTCCACACATGCTCATGCTGCTGGCTCCATTCGCGCATGAGCACGATCGCGCGTTCCAGAGCCTGTTCTGGACTCTCAGTCCTCAGCAGATCCTTGACATATTCGGCATACACCACATCGTGCGTCCATTTGTCTATGGGAAGGTTGTTCTTGATCACGTAATCTATGAATCGTTCGGGTTCCGGCGCAGCAGTATCTAACAGATGGCGCGCGAACTTGCTGAACGCCAGATAGTATCTGCTGTCTATGAATTCCTTATAGGTCTTCTTGTTCTTCTTGCCAACCAAAGCGTTGTTGAGCTCATAGAAACGATACCATGCCATGAACGCTATTCGGCCCTGTGGCTGATCTTTCTGGAACCAACGCCGTTTCTTCTCACACACATGATTGATCAGATGCAATTCTTCGCTGAATTCTCGCTTGCAGAATTCACAGCGGCATTGCTTGGGTATTATCCTAAAGCTTTTTGGCATCGTCGACCAGATCCTTTATCTCAGCCTTGCTGAGTCCAGCGTCTTGGCCCAACTCCCGGAGGCTGTCGGCGTCGTGTTGCGATCTCAATATCGCTAGCTCTGTGTCATTGATGCCAGGATGCAAGGTACGCAGGAATTCGTCAATTATCCTGGTCTTGCTCTTGGCATTCTTGGCGCCAATGTAGGGCCTATACTGTTTCCTGCCCAGGCCCAGCAGGCAAAGCACTTTGTGCTGCAGCTCTGGATGCTTGCCCAGCGAGAAGAATCCAATGTTGCAGATATCATTGGTCATCATCACTGCGTATGCTTGATCCTTGCTCTGCGGACTGACGCTGCTCATATAACGCATGAGTATGAACGGGCTATAGCCCTTGCGTTCCTCGTCTGTCAATCTCTCATAGAAACCAAGATCCCTGGCATCCAATGCCTGTAACACTGCATCCAAGCTCAGTTTCTGTCCAGTACCATTCTTAGCTTTAGCCATGATGCATTATACACTGTGATAGTGGTTTCATCAACTGGTATGTTCTGTGATATAATACTGCCATGGGACGCCCGCTCACCGATAGATGGATAGGCACAGACACATCAGATACAGTCTTGTATCCACTGGTGCGTTTGTCTGGACGCGTCAACAGGGCTTTCATCCTGCGACAGATCGGCAGTGACAAGTTCATAGTTCAGTGTGCAGACAACGGCGAAATAGGTCAAGCACGCCTCACCAACACCGACGATCTTGCCCAAGATGGATTGATGTGCCTAAGATTCAGCGGACCAGCGTCGGGTTTCGTGAGTAGAATCAGCAATAATCGGCTCAAAGACTGGCATGGCAACCAATTTGATTGGAGCATATTATCAGCTAATGGTGCCACTGTCTATGTCTACGATAACAGCACCGAATGCCACGCGTCGACATAAATAATCGCGAAATCATTATGGGGCAACGGTGCCCCGTAGGCTTAGAACGCCAAGGAGAATACCATGGGACGCCCCCTCAAAAAGACATATTTCGGCAATGTCAATCAGACAGGCCAAGCCATCATCGGCAATGCATGGATCCAAGGTGATACCATGGCACGCCCAAGCTGGATATACAAGCAGCTGACCAGCAACAGCTATCAATGGCTGAGCGTGGATGGCACCGGACCAGCCACACC